GAAGATAGGGGACAAAAATGGCTACAACAAAAATCAAGCTGACCAAAAAAGATGGCGGCGAGATTGAATACGCTTTAACGCCATCCGCAAAGGTTGCCTTTGAGGCAGCTCATCAAAGCGGATGGCGCAGGCGTATCATCGATGAACAGCGCGAAACGGATTTGTGGTGGTTTGGTCATTACCTTGCCAAACAAAAAGGCGATACAAAGATCGCCGACTTGAGCAATGAATGGCTAGATCAGTATGTTGATGTTGAGCTGGTGGTTGATACAAAAAATGGATAGACCGGCACGGTGATATTTGGGAAGTAGCATCGATGTCGGTTGCAACAGGCATACCGCCCAACGAATTACTTGCTTGTGAGCCGGCGATTTACTCGGCCATTAGGGCTTTGTTGATCGAGCAAGGTCAAAGTCGAAAGACAATGGGTGTTAAGAGGAGGCGATAGTGACTCAAAGCAAGGTACTTGTACCTGACCTAGATAAACTACGCCGCGATCTAAAAAAATTAGATCCACAGCTTGCTAAAGATATGGCAAAAGCCTTGACGGCTGCCGCAAAGCCATTGGTTACAAAGGCACGTACGTTTGTGCCAAGTGACATACGCACCGGCTCTGGGAACTTTATCTGGCAAGAAGATGCGCCTACTTATACATCACCGGCTTGGGCAAATGACACTGAACACCGTGGGCGCGATGCCGCAAATCGATGGGTATGGCGACCAAATGATGTGCAAAAAGGCATAAAAATTGAGCGTCAAGGAACGGTACGAAAATCAAGCCTTTTTGGCGGCCGGGTCTTTGGCAAGCAATTACGTGAAGTTGCAGCCTTGCGAGTAATTAACAAGACCGCAGCCGGAGCAATCTTTGAATTGGCTGGTCTGAATCCGGGTAATGCAACAAAAGATAAAAGTCGATCACGCAACCCAAGAGCCGGTGAGGATTTTGAAGCCGTCCTAAATCGTCAATATGTGATCACGCAAGGGCGCAAAAAAGGTCGCATTTTGTATAAGGCAGCACAAGAGCAAGTACCGGCGATAGCCCAAGAAGTTGAACGCGTTTTGACGCAATTTCTTGGTCGATTTGCAAAGGGGTTGTAATGGCACAGCGCGATGTAGCAATAAACCTGTTAACCAAACTGCAAGATAAAGGCTTTAAAGATCTTGAAAAAGGTACAAAAAAGAGCAATAAGGCACTAGCTGCGCTTGGCAAAAAACTGGCTGCGACCTTCAGTGTTGTCGCAATCACCGCCTATGCAAAAAAGTCGATACAGGCTTTTCTACAAGAAGAAAAGGCAATACGTAGGCTTAGCCTTGCCCTAGATAATGCCGGAGAAGGCGTCAACAAATTCCGAGCTGAAGAATTTGTATCATCTTTACAGCGCACCACTCGCGTAGCCGATGATCAGCTCCGTCCAGCTTTAATCAGTCTGACAAATGCCGGTATCGGCTTTGAGCAGTCACAGGAATTATTAGCTCTAGCTTTGGACGTAAGCGCCGGCAGTGGTCAAGATTTACAGACTGTTACAAAGGCCTTGACGCGCGCCTTTAATGGCAACAATACGTCATTGTCAAGGTTAGGCATTGGTCTTACCAAGGCGCAGTTGAAGGTGGCAACTTTTGATGACCTGACGACCATCTTGTCAAATAAATTTTCTGGACAAGCATCTGCCGCAGCCGGCACGTATGCAGGCAGGCTAGAAGGCATACGCATTGCCTCAGATGAGGCAAGTGAATCAATCGGCAAAGCCCTAGTCACGGCCATCGATGCGGCGACAAACAGTGCACGTGGCGCTGAATCGGCTTTTGATGCCTTTGGTAAAATCACATCTGAAGTCATTTTGGGTGTAGGCCAATTAGCGGCAGATCTTAGGAACTTGGACTTAGCAGCTTATGCTGAAAATGCTGAAGCAGCTTTTAAGGCACTTGTAAAAAATGGCCTTAATCCTTTTGCGTCAACACTTGATTTTTTGCGCGGTCGAGGCGGGAAGTTATCTTTAGAGGAATCGTTAAAACTTAGCAATACCAACGTATTGCCCGACATCAAAGAATTGGAAAGAGCCGTTGCCCGCAGCGCCAAAATTACACAGCTCAATGCCAAATTAGCAGCTCAAGAAACAAAAAAAGCCACTACGGCACAAAAGAAAAGTGAAGCCGATAAGCAGCGTAGCGCAGAATTGGAGCGCCTACGCAAATCTATTCAATATAAATTTGACATAGATGCAATCAATATCGCCGCCGCTTTACGGCGCAATATCTCAAAAGAAGATCGCGATCGTCTTAATGAATTGCAGGCATTGAAGCTATCCGACTATCAAGAGGATGAAGATGCAATCAAGACCTTGCAAGCGGTCGAAAAAGGGCGGTTTGAAGCAATCCAAAAATCAGTGGATGAATTAAGCAAACTTAATCCAGACATTGAGTTCAAAGATAATTTAGATGAGATACTTGCCAAGCTAAAAAAGCTACTGGAAGGTGATTACTCGGTTGAAGTCAAAATCAAAATACCGGACTTCACCGTGCCCGGTGGTATTGGAGCATTGCCAGAGCGACCTGCTCTGCCTATAACGCCAAAAGGTGAAGGCATACCAAGATTACCAAGAGGCCCAGGCTTCGGAGTTATACCGCCGGGTGTAGGGCCAGAGTTTTTTGAAAAGCCCGGAATGATAGATCCCGGGTTCAAACTCGTGCCTCCGACAATAATAGATCCGGGTGGAACCGGGTACACCATAGATCCAAGCGATGCTATGCCGCCATCTGCTCGCGGTGGGCGCGGTGGCGATGTTAATGTCAATATAAATATCGAAGGATCCTTATTGGCACAAAATGATTTAACTGCTGCCGTTGCAGAGGCGGTTTATACCGTGCAGCGCATTGGAGATCCACTCATACTCGAGGCTGTCTAATATGGCCGGTGCAGTCTTTGGTTGCGTTATTGATTTTGGCAACGGTGCATCATTTGATCCAGCACTGGTGCTTGATGATCCATCTACTCCGCTTGACTTGGCAGTTCTAGCCGATAGCGCCAATGATACTTTAGATGTGACCAGCTCAGTATTGCGCGCAAATATACGCAGGGCTTTTAATCGCACGGCCGATAGCTTTACGGCCGGCAGTGCCACCGTTAGGTTGATTGATACAGATGGGACATTCAATCCAAATAATACAAGTGGATCTTTATACGGCAAGATTTTACCAATGCGCAAAATAAGATTTACAGGTACTTTTGCCGCCACCGAATACGCACTTGGTTCGATGTATATTCAAAGCTGGAAATATACAAGTCCTACAGGCTTTGACCCGGCCTTTGTCGATTTGACCTGTGTAGACGGTTTTCAATTACTTAATCTGGCAGGTATCACCACGGTATCGGGTGGTACTGCCGGTCAAACTACCGCCGAGCGCGTAGCAAGCATTTTAGATGCAGGTGATTGGCCGGGTGGTATGCGTGACTTGAGCACCACATCGACTACTACTGTTCAGGCCGATGTCGGTACAAGTCGTACGACTTTGGCAGCTTGTCAGACTGTGGAGGCGACAGAGCTCGGCGCGTTCTATATCAATGAAAACGGATACGCAAAATTTATGTCCAGATCGGACATCATCACAGCATCCGGCGGTACGCCTACCATCTTTAGCGACACCGGAGCAGGTGGCACAGTAAAGTATCAAAAGGTGTCATTTGATTTATCAGATTTTGGTCTAATCAATCAATGCACGGTTACCCGCACAGGCGGTACGCCTCAGACAACAAACGATACGGCAAGCCAAGAAACTTACTTCATACACTCACGAAATCGAGCATCCATTGCAGAGACAGATGCCGATGCGCTAAATCAATCGCAAATGGTTATTGCCAGCCGATCCGAAGTCGGTGCGGATTTGCGCATGGAGTCGCTAACCATTGATGCTACCGATGGAGCTGACACGGCCCGAGTAACGGCTGCTCTTGACCTTGATGTCTTTTCACCCATACAAGTCATACAGACTTTAGAGGGTGGCACAGTCACCAGCGATACTGTCATAACAGGCGTGGCCTATGACATCACACCCAATACATTCTTCACAACCTTTACAACCGCGCAACCGTTTGCTAGTGGTTTTCTGTTAGACTCTAGCGTAGACGGCTTGCTTGACGAAGATAGTCTGAGCTACTAGGAGCGCGATGGCAAAACAAACTTTTACGACCGGGCAGGTGCTCACGGCAGCGCAGGTCAACGCATTAAATAGTAACGATTTTAATCAGACTGTAAGCGTTAAGACTGCGGCATATACCTTAGTGGCAGCCGATAAAGGTACTCGTATCGAGTTTAATACCTCTGGATCTGTGACCTGTACGGTAAATACTGGGCTCTTCGATGCTGGCGATACTTTAATAATCCAAAATCGCGGCGCTGGCGCAGTTACTGTTACAGCAGGTACAGCTACGGTTAATACCAGCGCTACTTTAGTACTTTCACAATATGATGCAGGAACGCTCTATTTTGTGAGCGCCAGCGCAGCTATATTTTTTAATACAGATGCTGGCGGTGGATCACCACTGACCACGAAAGGTGATCTTTATACATTTTCAACAGTCGATGCGCGTCTAGGTATCGGCGCAAATAACACGGTTTTGACGGCCGACTCAGCCGAAGCGACAGGAATGAAGTGGGCTGCTGCCTCCGGCGGTGGTTTAACTTTACTACAAACTTTAACCCTATCTGGGGCAACTACTACAAGTTCAACATTATCTGGTTCATATAAAAATCTTTTGATAGTAGTTAAAGGTGTTTATTTAGCAGGTAATGGAACAGTTTATCTTAGAATGAATACGGATACTGGCAGTAATTACTCTTACGCTCAAGCGCGTTATCAAGGTAGTTCTGTATCGTTAAATACTGGTTTTCTAACAACTTTAATTGAATTAATAGATTTAGGAAATAACTCAACAGCGACACAAAATGGTTATGGTGTAATAAATATCTATAGATATACTGATACAGATATAATAAATTGTGATTTTAATTTTAATGGGTATATTGCAGGTAATCAGCGTAATAGTAGTGGCACAGCTTACTACGACAATTCAGCAGCAATAACTTCAGTTAGTTTTACGACAGGTTCAACATTTTCAGCAGGAACCGCCTACATTTACGGAGTGTCGTAAAATGACAAATAGACCTGAAGTTCGCATTTATACCGGAAACGGTGAATTTATTGACCGCAAAATGAACGATGAAGAGTTCGCTCAATGGGAAAAGGATAAAGCCGAAAGCGACGCAAAAAAAGCGGCGCAAATTGAAGCCGACGCAAAGAAGCAAGCCCTCTTTGACCGCCTAGGGATAACCGCCGAAGAAGCCAAACTCCTGCTTTCTTAGCACAATCCCCCAAGATTGTTTCCTTAACATCTAAACTAATGCAATGCGCACAAGTCAAAATGGTTGGCCTGCATCGAAAGATCCAGAGGATATTGGCATTGTTAGTAAGCGCGTACCCGGCACAGGCTTAAAACTCCGGGTCGCCGATGCGGTAGCTCCGTTGATCATCGCATTTGCGCGTGACTTCCATAATGATGTTGAGCCAATAAATGAAGGCCAACTCGATGACTGGGGCTATGCTTTCCGCGATATACGTGGCGCTACAACGCTATCAAATCACGCATCTGGCACAGCCATCGATCTAAATGCAACACAGCATCCACTTGGCGCAGAAAATACATTTACCGAAGAGCAATCGCGCACAATACGGCGTTTATGCCGCAAATATGGGCTAAGATGGGGCGGCGATTATCGAAACCGAAAAGATGAGATGCACTTTGAAATCGCCTTAAATGTGACACAAGTGCGTAATCTGATACGAACGTTAGGATTGGAAGATGGCGACAAAGAAACAAGCGAAAGCAATCAAGACGGCCAAACAGTTAGCGGCATCTTGGGGTCGGACAGCGATGGCGGCGGCAATCGCCTACTATCTAGCAACAGGCGACATAACAGTAAAAGGCCTATCTAGCGCAGCCTTAGCAGCCGTACTGCCACCCATCCTTCGATACCTTAATCCGCAGGATCCGCTCGGACGTGGATAATCTTTTAATACAGCTCGGCATCATTGCCGCAGCTACGGTGTCAGGCGTTGCCGCTATCTTTGCAGCGAAAGCCGAACGCAATTCCCGACCAGTTTCCAACGGCTTTGCCGAGGAAGTCTTAAAGGATTTGCGCGAGTTACGCACTATGCTTTTTGAACACATACAACATCATAATCAAGGGACAAATTATGCAAAAGACAGCGATACTGACACCATCAAGAAACCGCGTAGAAAACGTCAAAAGATTAGCTAAAGCATTTGAAGATACGCAGGCGCGAGCCGATTTGTGGATTATCATCGATGAATCAGAATGGCATCGCAAAGCCTACGAAGAAGCGGCACAAGAGTATGACTTTGGGCTTTTAGCGGTCGACAACAATTCAAGCGGTATGGCTCAACCATTGAATATGGCTGCCGAAATTCTTATGGATGATGAAACTTACGACCACTATGAGTATTTTGGATTTATGGGCGATGATCACGTACCGCGCACGCCTTTTTGGGACTACTCACTGACCTTAGCTCTACCCTTCAACAGAGCCGGCATTGTCTACGGTAACGATTTACTCCAAGGCGGTAACCTGCCAACAGCTTGCATTATGACGCGCTCGATTGTAGATGCGCTCGGCGGTATGGTTCAACCAAAAGCAAAACATCTGTATCTTGACAATTTTTGGAAGCAACTTGGTACAGATCTTGGCAGTCTGCATTATCGAGCTGACATCATTATTGAACATATGCATCCACTGGCACGCAAAGCCAATATGGATGAGGACTATGCCCGCGTTAATAGTCAAGATATGTATGAACACGATCGACAAGTGTATGAAGAATTTATCAACAGCAAAGAGTACGCAGACCTTGTAGCAATCTTGAAAAAATGAAAATACTGATCACCGGGCACAAGGGTTTCGTTGGCAGGCATTTCGTACGTGAGCTGCAAAAACATTCATTGACCTTAATTGATATACAAGATGGCAAGGATGCGCGCGATTTCTTTCGTTACAACGATACGCGCTATGACCTTGTAATTCATCTTGCAGCCATAGTCGGCGGTCGAGCAATGATCGAAGGTCATCCATTGGCTCTAGCCGTAGATTTATCACTCGATGCGGAGATGGCATCGTGGGCGATGCGCACCCAGCCTTCACAGATTATTTACTTTTCAAGCTCGGCCGCGTATCCAGTTTCCTTACAAGATGGCACATTCAAAAGACAATTAACGGAAAATGATATTGACCTACGCAAAATTGCCACGCCCGATTTGACTTACGGCTGGGCAAAATTGACTGGTGAAATGCTTTGTGACTATCTACGTCAAATTGATCTTAACGTTTTGGTAGTCAGACCTTTTAGCGGATATGCAGGTGATCAGGCTCTTGACTATCCATTTCCATCGTTAATACAACGTGCGCACAAAAAAGAAAATCCACTTGTTGTGTGGGGTTCGACTTATACAACCCGCGACTGGATACACATTGATGACATCGTTGCAGCCTGTCTACTTTTGGCATCGCACCGGCTGAGCATCACCGTCAATTTATGCACTGGCATTGCGACCGATTTTGACAGTCTGGCACAAATGATGGCTACTCAAGTTGGTTACTCACCAGTAATAAAGGCGCTGGAAGATAAACCAAAAGGTGTCGCCTATCGGGTAGGCAGTCCGACACTCTTACACAGTCTGGGCTATATACCCAAAATAAGCATTGATGAAGGCGTGTCGCGTGCGCTCTTTGTCGCCGGCCGGTTGTAATCTTTACTGGTCTGGCTCCAACTACCAACCAGACAAAGGGACAAAAATGCAAACTTGGATTTTAGAGCACCAGAGCTTTATTTTATTTATTTTGGCAATCTTTACGATGCTACTCGGTTACAACTGGGGCCATCACGTAGGCTTTATTAAAGGCTTTCAGAATGGGCGCAGAGCCGGCACAAAACATCCGACAAGGGCAAGTCGATGAATCTTAAAGACATTGCAACAGAATTAGCCGCTTTGACTGTACTTAAAGATGCAGTAAAGGAAGCTACGGATCACCTCCGTCAGCTCGCAAAAGAAGAACTGCTAAACGTAGGCGCTGATATGACAAAGGCCATCGTAGATAATCAGGAAGTCGCAAAGGTCAGTTTAGTAAGCCGTGACTGTGACTTTGTAATCACCGATGAGCGCGCTTTTCTAGCGTGGGTCAAAGAAAATGCTGGCACAGAAATTGAAGAACGCGTGCGCGACAGCTTCAAAAAGGTATTTATAGAATCGCTACAAATGGGCGCAGATAACGCCATTTTCAGCACATTTAATGGCTCTTTCGTTGACTTTGTGCAACTTGTCGTTAAAGAGCCTTATGTATCCACACGCTTTGCCACAGGCGGGCGCGACATTGTGGTGCAAGCCCTACACGATCGTAGATTGACGGCCTTGCCTTGGCTTAACGCCTATGTGCAATCGCCTGAACGAAAGGAGATTGACTAAATGGATCACAAAGACGCGGCAAAACTTAGAGCGCCATTCAAAGCTGATTTAATTGAACAAAAGACTATGGGCAATCGCAGTTATGCCTACATCAATCACGCAGTAGTCACTGACCGGCTCATCGAAGTCGATCCGGCTTGGTACTGGCAACCAATGGCTACCGATCCAGCCAACGGTATGCCACAACTTGATGAATACAATGGCCTATGGATACGACTCACAATTTTGGGGGTCAGTCGTATCGGCTATGGAGCATCTGAGCCGCATCAAAAAGGCGCGGATGCCATCAAGACAGCTATATCCGATGCAATCAAAAACGCCGCGATGCGCTTTGGGGTTGCCTTGGATCTATGGGGCGCGGATAGCAACGGTACAAGCGCAGAGGCTTTATCACCTTTCACTCTGCGCTCTGTACCACCTTTGACTCCGGTGCAGACTACAAACCCAGAACTGGCTGCATTTCTAAATGAACAGCGACCAGACGAGCCTCCGGTACAAATCGTGCCACCAGAAGGCGAACCTCATTGCAAACATAATGCAATCGGATGCAGGCAGATCAAAAGCGGAGTATCGGGTACAGGTAAGCCCTACGAAGGGTTATTTTGTACGCGTCAACCCTACAAAGAGCAGTGCACACCGATGAGCCTTGATGGAAGGCCGTGGAAGAAATCGTGAATGAAAGGCGCTTAGGATTAACGCCAAATGAACGGTTACTAGCCGCACAAGCTGCAAATCATTTCTTGGCTTATGCCGATGGCAAACCTACATACACACCAGTCAAAGGCTGGGAAGATAACGAGCAGCGTGTAAAGCAGCTAACCCTTGCTTATGCTGCCGAAATCGGCGTTGCCAAGAAGCTGAAGAAACAGTGGAACGGAATGAGCACGGGCAAGCGGCAAGCCGACATCGGCAACAACATCGAAGTACGTTGGACATCCACAGAGTTCGCAATCGTCTATGACTACGATCGTGACAGTGACCTGCTATTTCTAGTCAAGGGTGCGACCATCGATGATTTATACATCGCGGGCTTCATTCCCATCAAGATGGCCAAGGTCGAAGCCTATAAACGTGAACGCGAAGGGCTACCTGTAACCTACTGGGTTCCCATTGACAAGTTATACACATATCTGCCCGGTAATGGGGCTGTAGCGGCCTTTATAGACAGGTTTACGCGGTGGGTGTAGGAATTTACCTAGCAGGAATCTGCGAGGCTATAAACCCTAGTTAAGCAATTCCTAGGTAGTCTGGGTAAATAAGATCCGGTGGTGGACAGAGGCGGTCACTACCGGGTCTTTTACTTTGGCGTGTCACTTGTCATTGTCAGAGCTTTGCCCTAGGTTGCGCACTGGTCGAAAGACTGGGGGCAGGAACTCCGACAGCGACAGGCGATGGGCAAAACTCAGACCCTAAAAGAGATCCTTCCATACTCACCATTTAAGAATTTTTTTGAATGGGGGGTAGGGGGGCATTGCTCCTTTAGCTCTAGGCTCTGAGCAATATGAAAAAACAAAAACAAAAAAGATAAACTACCCACTAACCCAGCCGGTGAAGGGATGCCCTATGACACTTAATATCTCACTGTCAATAGGTCAAGTAGAAACAGAATTGACTACAGATGAAGCACTGTCATTTGACGCAATCGAATCAATACTTAATCGTAATGTGCAGGCGCTATTGGTAATGTTTAACTCATTGAGTAGTGAAGATCGAATCTACGCACTGGGATTGGATGCTGATGACCAGACGGACGAAGATACAGACGCGTGAGGATCAAAGACATTGCGGTAAGTGCGATCGCACATTAGACATCGAAGAATTTACATACATCAATAGAAAGACCGGCAAACGGCGACACAACTGCCGAGATTGTAGAAATCAAGCCAGATGGTTTATGCGCCGGGTAAAATTTGAGTATGATGAGCTACTACAAAATCAGGGTGGCAAATGCGCCATCTGCAAAATCGACAACGATAAGAGTCGGCTATCAATCGATCATAATCACAAGACCCTAGAAATCAGGGGTCTGCTCTGCCACGAGTGCAACTCGGGCATCGCCTACTTTGACGAAAATGCAAAATACCTAATCAGCGCAGCAATCTATTTGATTGGAGGACGCGATGAAAAACAATTTAGTCTTGCCGATACTGATCCTAACTTTGACCTTAAACACTACGGTCGAGTATCAAAATTACGCCCGCAAACTGGTGGGGTACAAGGAGTTTCCGTGCCTCGTGGAGCTATGGATGAAGGAATCGAACTGGAGGCCACAGGCCAAATCACCGACGAATGACTATGGCATACCGCAAAGAAATATGCCGAAACACACGAAACAGCAAATCAATAAGTTCAGAGCAAACCCAATGCAACAAATCGATTGGGGTGTAGGCTACATCCGACATAGATATAAAGATGCCTGTACCGCCTTGCAGCATCATCGCAAATACAACTGGTACTAGGGGACTAATGGATCTACGGGACAAAATAACAATCGGTGTCTGCTCACCGGGTGTGTGGACTTCAATGTTTGCTACATCGATGATTGACATCGCACGCAGTCAAAGCCAACTTGGTCAGCTTATTAGCCTTGAAGGGTCAGGGGTAATATCAAGGCTGCGCAATCAAGTAGTCGCAACCTTCTTAGAAAAGACAACCGATGAGTGGCTGTTACAGATTGATACCGATCAAATCCTGACGGTTGATCACTTCAAGAAACTAATAAAGGCAGCCGACAAAGATGAGCGCCCTATTGTCAGTGGGGTAGTGCACGCAGGATGGGAATCAGGTGAAATCTATCCGGAGCCTGTGCCTTGTGTATTTAAGATGGGCACAGATGGTGAAGGGTTATATGCATTACACGATTACGCAGAGGATGCAGTAGTCGAGATCGATGCGGCGGGTACAGGTTGCATCTTGGTACATCGGCGTATCTGGGAAGAAATGCGTGACAAGGCAGATGTGACACACGAAGCTGACAAGTGGTGCTGGTATCGCGATATGCCGATCAATGGTCACTGGGTAGGTGAGGACATATTCTGGTCTATTCGCGTCAAAGCATTAGGTCACAAGATGTATGCACACACTGGTGTACAACTACCACATCAGCGCAGATATTGGCTCAAGCAAGAGCATCACAAAGACTACGCACGCTTTAATAAAGCAAGACATCAAAGCATTGAGCAGACCTTAGAGGTCAATGAATGAGTACATCAATCCAAGCATTAACAATTACTACAACGGCGCAAAGCATCGTAGGCATAGATAATGTCGAGCAATTAATCACATTGCACGCAAACGGGTCGGTGTATGTGGGTGCATCAAACGTCACAAGTGACTCAGGTATCCATATCGCAAATGGTGAGACGTTACAGCTCACAGTCCTAGAGGGCTGCGACCTATGGGCAATCACGGCTTCCAGTACCCAAACCTTGCGCGTGCTCAAAATACGCGTGGAATAAGCCTACATATGCGCGTTTTTTCCTTATACGTTAGTAGCCGACAGGCCGCGCGTTTCGTCTGTATCCCCCCCCGGTACAAACCACGCTCAAACTTGATAACAATTTGTGACAAAATGTGCAAATAATGGCAAGCAAACCTAGATACACAAAAATTTACAAACAAATAAAGAAAATTGCGCTTGCCACAAATCCGGTCTGTCACTGGTGCAAAATCCGGCCAGCCGACACATTGGATCACGTACCGCCACTAGCTGAGTTTGAAAATCCTGACTTATGGCAAGGCCAGTTATACCCGGCCTGCTCGCATTGCAACTTTTCAAGGGGGGCAACTTATGGCAATCGAAAACGAAAAGCCGTTAGACGTAGCCGTAACTGGTAGACGTAAAAGCGGTAGGCATACCCGCGCACTTAAAAGGATGCTACGCGGTCGCACCGACATTGATGCCTTAACTAAATCTACATTGATTGGCTTGACAAGCGCGTGGGATCGCATCGAGGAGTCGGGCAACAACATATCTTCAGTGCCAGCCATATCAAAGGAGCTGCGCGAAATCTGGGCAAAGTTAGCGCCGGCAGAAAACTTTGAGGATCTATGGACACAATGAGTCGATGTGAGCCTAGATGGGCTACTGCGCGAGATGAGTCATTGCCGACAAACGGCGACAAACTTGCCAAGGTTGCAAACTTGATGGGCTTTGAACTTTTTGATTGGCAGCGCCGGGTAGTGGATACAGCACTGGAAAAACAAGATGGGCACTATGTATTTCGTACAGTCGGTGCAAGCGTTGGCAGACAAGGCGGCAAGAGCAAACTAATTGAAGTACGAATTGCTTTTGAACTATTACAACCACGCAAACAGATTGCCTATACAGCCCAAGATCGAGCAATGGCCAAACTAAAATGGTTAGAGCACGTACAGAGCTTTGAACGCACGCCTCAGATTGCAAGGCAGATACACAAGATTAGTTACATCAATGGATCTGAGCGCCTTTATATGAAGAATGGATCTACCTATGGAATCGTTACGCCAAACGATAAAGGTGCGCGTGGACTTAGTTTGAACTTGATGGTCATTGATGAAGCTCTGACACATCCATTATCGTTACTTGCATCTTTGCAGCCAACCTTGGCTACTCGCAGATCTGGGCAACTCTGGATTGTAAGCAACGCAGGCATACCGGGACGCTCACAATTACTTGAACATTTCCGCACAGTCGCCCATACGCGCATCAATGATCGTTCTACGCAGCTTGCTTGGTTTGAGTGGTCGCCACTGCAAGACAAGTTTGATTATATGGATGAGGCCATTTGGCGAGAAGCAATACCAACCCTAGATCAACCAAATGGCGTATTGCTTGATGCTGTCCGAGAAGCTGCACATACAAGTAGCCCAGAGATCTTTACAAAAGAATGGCTAAATGTCTGGCCGGCCGTAGAGGCTGTGCAGGTCATACCAACAGACCTATGGGATGGTCTAGCGCGCACAGACATCACAGTAGGTAAAGAAGTCGTACTTGGCGTTGACATATCGCCTGTGCGTGATAAGTCATCTATCGCCGTATCTGGTCTGGTCAAAGATATGACTCCGGTAGAAATTGTGGAGGCAAAAGACGGAGCCAACTGGGTATTAGACCGATTGATAGAGATTGCAAAGAAATGGAACGCACCAGTGGTCATTGATCAAGGCGCACCGGCCAGTAGCCTCATTGGCCAACTAGAAAATGCGGGCATTAAAGTCATTAGTCTAGGCCTTCGAGATTACGCAAGAGCTTGTGGCAGTTTCTATGATGCAGTCCAAGCTAGGACAATCTGTCATCTTGATGATCCGAATCTAAGACAAGCAATCATCGGATCGAGCCGGCGAGCACTGGGTGACTCTTGGGCTTGGCGCAGGCACGATACAAATAACATAACGCCACTGGTAGCCGCTACCTTGGCGCGTTACGGGGTAGTCAATAAACCAATAGAACAGCCAGTGCAAAGGAGCAAGATATTTTGAAATCATTATTTACGGCATTGCAACTAGTCGGTGCATCTTTAATCATCTATGGAGTATCACTATTTAATACAAAATTTGCGATAGTATTAGCAGGCTCCTTTTGTCTGTTATTTGGCATTGCTTTAGAACGAGGGGAATCACGAGATGCTAGGTAGGTTACTGAAACGAGGCATCCAACCATCGGTAGTTTATACATCTGCCGGATACGTTGACTCATTAGGTCGGGTTGGTCGCGCGTTTCAAAGTAACTGGTCAGGCACTTATGTAGATACCAATACAACTTTAGGCGTACCAGCTTTATATCGAGGTACGACATTGATTGCAGATGCAATCGGCGCACTTGATCTAAATGCCTACCGCAAAGGCCGTGAAGTGACACCGTGCCCAAAAATCTTAGAACGTCCAGTCCCAACCGAAACCCGGATGGCAACCATAAGCGCAATGGCTGCATCTTTAATTTTGGATGGCAACTATTACGCAGTATTAGGCGAGCCGGAAGATAACGGACTACCCAGTCAATTCTATCCAGTAGCAGTAGATCGCGTGCATATCAAAGAAGATCGCGGTCGTATCATCTATCGCATCGATGCTACAGATTATGCGGCAACTGAGATATTACATATTAGAAACTTTACTTTGCCGGGTGAAATGTATGGCCGTGGCGTAGTCAATATGCAACGCCAAGCAATCGGCAAGGCGATTGCAATAAACGAATACACGGCAAGCTACTTCAATGGTGGCGTGAATCCCACCGCAGTGATCAAATCTGCAAATCCTGATCTAACACAGGAGGAGGCAGATGCGCTCAAATCGCAATGGCTGCAAATGTATAGTGGCCGAAATCGCGCACCTGCTGTGCTAAATTCTAGTACCGAGTTCGAAGTCTTATCTGGCAATGCACAAGAATCCCAGATGGTTGAAACACAAGTTCAAAGTCTGACAGATGCAGCCAACATACTTGGTTTGCCTTCATATTATCTTGGCGCGCCTAATGCATCGCGGACGTATAGCAATGTCGAGCAAGAAAACTTACAACTTGTGCGCTGGTCGATACAGCCGATTGCAGAGCGCATTGAGCAAGCATTATCAGATTTGCTAGTGCGTGGACAGGTAGCAAGATTTGATTACGACACATTGCTACGCACAGATACAAAGTCAAGGTTTGAGGCTTATCAAATTGCTATTGCTAATGGCTTCTTGACAGCAGATGAGGTAAGAGATATGGAAAACCGCGATCCAATAAATCCAGTAGATGATATGCCTATCGATGCCGATGAGGATTTTCCAGACGAAACCTACGAGGATGAAACCGAAGATGAATAACAATAATGAACAGCGCGTTTATGCGCTAGATCTACAAATACGCAACGATGGCGATGGCCGCACGATCTACGGTATGGCAGTGCCATATGATAAAGAGCAACGCATTGATGGCAGCACTACCGAGATATTTCGCAAAGGCGCATTTGCCGATGTCATCAAAGCTGCGCATCGAGTCAAGCTACTACGCAATCACGATATGAAAAACCCAATCGGACGCGCCACTTTACTGCGCGAAACCGATAGTGGACTTTATGCCGAATTTAAGATAAGCAAAACACGCGAAGGCGATGATGCACTAGAGCTTGTCAAAGATGGCGCACTTGATCATCTATCAATCGGCTTTCAACCTTTGAAGAATCGCAAACGCAGCGATGGTGTGATTGAGCGCATCAAGGCTCATCTAGCCGAAGTTTCACTTGTGACCTTTGGAGCATACGGAGATATGGCTGCCGTGACCGGAGTACGCGAAGAAGTAATACCGCCGACTCCAAATCTGGAAAGCGCAAAAGCGATATTAAATGCCTTACAGCGTAGTTAATAATCACCCAGATTGCGAAGGGTTTGCAGTCGTCAAGGATCTTGGCAATGAGCTATTGGGCTGTCATCGAACCGAGGCGCAGGCTAAGGCGCAACTAACTGCAATCAATATCGCCGAATACGGCGATCGTCAATTACCACCCAACTATCGACCAGCATCAAACATTGACGTGCCAAAAGGTCGCAACTGTGGCAACTGCCTCTACAATGAGGACGGCTACTGCACACTGTGGGATGCAAATATAAGGGCAAACTATTATTGCAATCGATGGGCATCAAATGAGAATAGACATAGCAAGAAAAAGCAAGAGCGCCAACAATCATACGAACCCACGGCTGCAATGAAAACCGAAGCTGCACGTGGTCTAGCTTGGCGGCGCGAGTTTGGACGCGGTGGCACGGCCGTGGGAATAGCAAGAGCGCGAGATATTGCAAGTGGCAAAAGTCTGCCGATTGCAACCGTGCTAAGGATGCGATCCTTTTTTGCGCGTCACGAAGTAGACAAAGAGGCCGAAGGTTTTAGACCGGGTGAAGATGGCTATCCAAGCAACGGTCGAATCGCGTGGGCGCTCTGGGGTGGCGATGCTGGCAAAAGATGGGCAGATGCGATTGCAGCTCGACAAGATGATCGGATGCATAAAGCTCTTGACATCTTACACGCGCTTAAAAATTTATAGTATTATTTACACGTCAAAGAACACCTTGACGCAGCGCAGTAACACCTTGCAATAGCAACACCTTGCGCGCTACGAGTCAACACCTTCTTGTCCGATTGCCCAATACAAGGAGGAATAATGGCAAACGCATTTTTAGAATCTTTGCGCGAAAAGCGTGACGCAAAGACCGCACTCATCGCACAGATTGTCGATCGTGCTGCGGAAGAAGTACGCGACATCACCGAGGTTGAGCTTGCAAACGTTGAAGCTCTAAACCTTGAGGTAAAGAAACTCGATGAAAGAATCGAGCAAATGTCAGATATTGAGCTTCGCAATGCTAAGGCAGCAGATCTAGCAGCCAAGGTAGATGCAAATAAGCCAATCGAAAAGCGGGTAGAGCAGGTCAAGGTTGGCAATGAGCCACTTACCTATCACACACGCTCCGAGCACAGCTTCTTGTCAGATGCAGTGAAGGATTACTTCAACACTGATATTGATGCTAGTGATCGTATTCGCCGTCACCAGAAAGAAATGAGCTTTGAATATCGCGCTACTTCAACAGGCGACTTTTCAGGCCTTGTAGTTCCACAGTATCTCACGGACCTTTACGCGCCTAAACTTCGCAGCGGTCGTCCATTTGCAGATGCATCGCGCAAACACGCGCTGCCAGCGCAAGGTATGTCAGTGGTCTTGTCACTCATTGGCACAGGTACAAACGTAGCTGCACAGACTTCACAGAACACCGCAGCGGTCACTCAAGATCCAGCCGACTCATCTTTGACAATCAATGTCAATACAGTCGCAGGACAAAACAGTGTAAGCAAGCAAGCATTGCTTCGCGGTTATCAACTTGAGTCAATCATCTTGCAGGATCTCATCCGTGCATATAACACAAAGGTCGATGATTTAATCCTCAATGGAACAGGGTCAAACGGCCAACCATTGGGTATTCAAGGTATGACCACAGGTATCTTAGTAACTTATACAGCTACCACAGGTACAGTTGCAGGTTTATATCCAAAGATTGCAGATGCTATTCAGCAAATCCAATCAAACGTTTATGCCACACCGAATGCAATCATTATGCATCCACGCCGTCTTGGTTTTCTACTTGCCGGCCTTGACTCACAGAGCCGTCCACTTGTCGTACCGACTGCATACAACCCAGTTAATGCGATGGGATCTGGTGAAGGTTATCCAAATTACGGTAACAATTCTGGTTACTCAATCTTGGGTCTACCAATCATCACCGATGCAAACGTGACAACCTCACAAGGTGCAAGCACAAATCAAGACACCATTCACGTGGTCGATCTAAATGAGTCACATCTATTCGAGCAGGCAGGTCAACCAACTTATGTCAGCTTTGAAGAGCCAAACGGCAAGGTCGCACTCAACATCGTGCTGTATGGCTTTATGGCCTACACCAGTTTGCGTTATCCAAAAGCCTTCGCCCAAATCAACGGCACAGGCTTGGCGACACCGAGCTTCTAGCAGTAAGTAATCATCTGGGCAGCCTTGAAACTGCCCAGTGGTTATACCCACAGATGACTTTTTTAAGGAGCGTGTTAATTATGAAGATGTGGAGCGTCTACATAATCGGACGTGCTCGATTGCTACTTGTCCCTAGCGCAAAGGGTCATCTGTGGCTATAACTAACGGATATACAACACTTGCAAATCAAAAAACGTTTTTGTCAATCACAGACTCAAGTGATGACACGTTGCTAGAAAATTTTATCGAAAGCGCATCACGCAGCATTGATCGCATTGCTAATCGCCGTTTCTATGCAGATGCGGCAGCTTCAGCACGCACATACCGTGCATACTCAGATATTTATACTTTTGTCGATGATATAAGCTCTACGAGCGGCTTAATTGTCAAAACAGATGACGATGGCGATGGCACATTTGAAACTACACTGACAATCAATACTGATTTTCTTGTAGAGCCATTCACCGCAATCACAAAAGGCAGACCCATTACGCAGCTCACCGTGGTTAATACCGCGGTATCTTTTCCGATATTTCCCGGATTGTTTAGCAATGGATTGCGTCCCGGCGTTGAAGTCACGGCAAAATGGGGTTGGCCGAGCGTTCCAGATGACATCGAAGTCGCCTGTCAAATACTCACGGCAGATCTTTACAAGCGCAAAGACTCACCCGGTGGCGTACTTGGTTTAGGTGATCTCGGGGCTATCCGTATGTCACCGCTTGGCCGTGATGTAACTGCAATGGTGCGAGCCTATAAGCGCGAGGTGGCGGCCTAGTGGTTCCATCGACTGTGCGCACAAACTTGAAGACCAGATTGGCGACAATATCTGGACTTAAAACCTACGACCATATACCCGACTCACTAAATGTGCCGGCCGCAGTCGTAGGTCAATTAGACATAACTTTTGACTCGGCAATGAATCGTGGGCTTGATACTGCAAACTGCACCGTACTACTAATCGTGGGACGGATGAGTGAAAGCGCAGGGCAGGCAAAGCTCGATGGCTATCTAGCAGGGTCAGGATCTACTTCGGTCAAAGCCGCAATCGAAGGAGATGTAACACTGAGCGGTGCAGTAAAAACGTTACGAGTCACGGCGGCAACCGCCGGATCTGTGACCGTAGCAGGTAATGACTATCTAGCATATAGATATTTGCTAGAACTGATGGGCTAACAAAGGAGCAAATATGGCCATCTTTATGGGGAACAATGTGCACGTCAAGGCTGGCGCAACCACGATCACTACGTTTGTGAGCTCTGTCAGTCTTAGCCGTGAGGTCGATGCTGTGGAAATCACCGCAATGACAAATACGGTGCAAAATTTAATCGGTGGTATTGAACGGCCAAACGTAAGTCTAGAGTTGTATAACGACTTTGCCGCAAGCTCAGTCAATGGCATCTTTGAAGATGCACTCGGTACAAAATTGGCATTGGAACTTATACCAGTGTCAGGAACAGTATCGGCAACAAATCCACGGTATTCAATGTCAGTATTGGTTTCACAATGGCAGCCAATTAACGGAACGTTAGACGGCCCAGCCACGGCATCAATCACACTTCCAGTGACGGCATTGACAAAGGCCACAAGCTAATCTAAAGAAGATAGGGGACAAAAATGGCTACAACAAAAATCAAGCTGACCAAAAAAGATGGCGGCGAGATTGAATACGCTTTAACGCCATCCGCAAAGGTTGCCTTTGAGGCAGCTCATCAAAGCGGATGGCG